ATAGGTCGTGGGATCAGGAAGGCGGAGGACAAGGACAGTGTGCAGATCTGGGACATTACCAGCAGTTGCAAGTTCGCGAAAAGACACCTCGGAGCAAGGAAAAAGTTTTACAAAGAGGCCAATTACCCGTATAATATAGAAAAGATAGATTATGAAAATCCTTACACTTGATGACAGGACCTACAAACTAGAAAAGATACCAGAATGGGTGGATGAGAAGTTGAGATTTGCAGTGCTGGATAATTCTGATCCTAACAATCCAGACTTCTTCTACATACCATTAATATTTTTGGAGAGTTTTAATGCACCTGCGGCAGTGTTAGAAATAGGCGATCACAAGATCAAGATGCCTTTAGATTGGAAAATGTTAATAGGTGAGGCGGGACAGTCTGAGATGCATGTGTTACCTATCACTAGTTTGAATGACCGAGGATTTGACGCATTCACATTCAATCCACTGTCTAGTACCAAACCCGAATTTATGCCCATAGATGTAGTTGACATTTATACCGAAGTAAAATGGTACTTTCCCAAGATCAAGTCGGGACAGATGTTAGCAGTTCCATTAACTAACGGACGTAGACCTATGTGTGCTTATTTTGTAAAAGAAATATCAAGGCAATGTGAACAAGTTGATTATGGCTCAGTCTGGTAGACGCACCATAACCATAGACGCACCTGTCATGATAACCAGCAACAAGATCGCAGTATGGATGGACGAGGTTTGGGTGAGAGATTTCTTTGATTGGTTAAGGAAAAATAAATTCAAAATTTCAGCTATGAATCACATGCAAAATAAATTAAAATTAACTTTCGTAGATGCCAAAGAATGCACTATGTTTGGATTGAAATATGCCGGAAAAAAAAAGTAATACAAGAAAATTTTTTGATCTTAGGAACGGCTTGAAGGCCGTGGATTTCAGGAACAAGGACTACTATGACAGGATAGACGACAAGGAGAAATCACTTTACAGCCCTTACATGCTCATGAGATACGTTTCCAGTACATCAGCGAAGGATCAATTTTATGTTGAGCACTACGTAGAAATGGTCAACGAGTGTGTGAACAAACACTGTTTTACTTTGGGATCAAAACACAAAAAGTTATTATGGATACTCACAGCCATGTGTGGATCACTGCAACAGCAGTTCCATCCATGGATAAAACCCATGAAGCGTGTGCCTAACAAAAGTCTTAAACAACTGCAGGAGATATACCCATCATGGAAGGAAGCAGATCTTGAAACACTTGACAAAGTTATAACAGACCGAGAACTAGAGGAACTGATAGAGGCTCATGGCGTCAACAAATAAATGCACGTACTGTGGTAAGGAGTTTGCCAAGGAGAGGACACTACAGGTGCATCTTTGCGAACCAAAGCGCAGATACTTACAAAGAGATGAGAAATGGGTGGTCAATGCATTCATGGTGTTCCAAAGATTTTACAAGATACATCAGCACAATGCCAAAGAAAAGACCTATGATGACTTTGTCAAGAGTCCTTACTACAATGCTTTCGTTAAGTTTGGCAGATATATTATGCACATCAATCCATTGTACCCAGACAAGTACATAGACTTCGTGTTGAAATCAAAGATTAAACTAGACCACTGGGCTAGAGATGACCTGTACGAAGAATACCTTATTGAGTCACTTAAGACCGAACCAGTCGAAGCCGCGCTACAGCGTAGCATAGCCACCATGATGGACTGGGCCACCGAACAACACGCACAGTGGTCCGACTACTTTAGATTGGTCAACACCAACAGGGCGGTGCAACATATACAGCAAGGTGCAATCAGCCCATGGCTGTTGCTAGGTTGCGATGCGGGAAAGAAGATGTTAAAATCATTCAACGACGAACAATTACAGATGATAGAGAGATTCATAAACCCAAGTTTCTGGCCCAGCAAGTTGAAGAGCTATCCGGCCGACCTCATGCTGGTAAAAGAAACAGCCAAGGAGGCCAAGATTGTCTAAAATTGACCTAGAGATAGCAGATAACCTAGACTTTGAGGACGGAGACTGTGCCGTGGTAATAAAAGAGGACGGATCCATAGGAAGAGTTATAATGCCAGACATAAACAGGAATATTTTAAATTCAGAAGGATACAGGAAACTGTTAGACGTACTAGAAGTGTTACAACCGGGATCACGTGACAAGATGATACAACATGCTGAAAAGGGCAAAGGGAGTATGCACTAATGCCTGATGTGGACATAGATTTTTTTGACAGGGACGGAGTACTAAAACTGTTCAAGCACACACCAGCATCTATTATCAAGGACGGCAAGACAGAAAAACACAAAACCGGAGTGTACTTCCATGCCGTACCTGAACATCCTGTGACAGGCAATTCCTCACTAGACTACAAAAAAGCCGAGGACCGAGGATACTTCAAAATAGACATGTTGAACGTGAACATATACAAAGAGGTCAAGTCAGAGCAGGAACTTGTAGAACTTATGATACAGGAGCCCGACTGGGACATGCTGAAGGATCCAAAGACTGTGGAGAATCTGTTTCACCTAAATGGACACTTCAACATAGTTTCCAAACTGGAACCAAAGAACATCGAACAACTGGCCGCTGTACTGGCGATAATACGTCCTGCGAAGAGGCAGTTGATGTACAAGGATTGGCAGGACATCATGAAAGAAGTGTGGACAAAGCCAACAGACGGGTCATACTTCTTTAAGAAGTCACACGCTGTAGCCTACGCACAGGCCATAGTGGTACAGATGAATCTTATAGCGAAAGCTAAATATAATTTTGATGCTACATCAAAAACCTAAACGAAAACTTCCAAAGAAAAAGAAAAAAATTATTGATAACGATCGTGTCGAGTATCACTCGTATCAGCCCAACAGTCCTTTGACATTGTACTTCAAGAAGTACATAGAAAAAGATAAAATTTAGACTGGTTTTCTTACTAATTGGATAGTTCTACGCTTGACGCGTTTCTTTGAGATATCAGATAGCCTAACTGTTGGTCCATGTACTATTTCTATGTCTTTGGAATTTAAGGTTACCAGCGTGGTCCTGAAATATCTGAACTCACCTTTTAGAAATATGTTTATGGGCAGTTTTCGATTAGACTCGTGCCACCATGTCTCTCCGCACTTAAGGAATCTCATCTTGTCCTGTGGAAGCATCAATCTACCATAATCATAGAAACTGATCACATTGGTATCCTCATTTTGTACTATACCCACATACTCCAGATCTCCCTTCCTAATCAGGCTTAGAAAAGGAAATTTGTCTCTCAGAGTGTTAAAAATTTCGTTCATCATATATCTATAAATACTGTTAAATATGTACTATGCAAACAGTCTCGAGGTATTTACTAGATCAATTGGTAATTGCCTACATAAATGGTTATCACGGGAGGAACTCTAAAGTGTACGATAGACGCCTTACATTACACCGGGGTGTGAACAATCCCATCACTTTTACGTTCAAAAACGAGGATCAAAAAGCACAGGACATAACCACAAAGACTTATGAATTCAACATAATTGACACCGATAGTAAAAAGGCAGTATTGACCAAAACTTTGATAATATTAGACGACGGGTCAACGGTGAGCACAAAAGGAGATGCGAGCTGTACAATCACAGAAGGAGATTTACTACCGCTGGATGCGAAATTCTACAACTTCTCTGTCAAAGAAGTTAAATCCGATGGTAGTAGGGAAGTAACATACGCTGACACCGGGTATGCCGCGGCGGGAACAATAGAGCTGTTAGATGGAGCATATCCAGAGTTTGTGGCAAGCACAGAAATTGTCAGTTTTACCTCAGCACAAGGTCCGTTAGCAAACACATCTGGATCCATAGATGCTAGACCGGGGATCAATAACAACAAGGCGTTACACACGATTGCTGTTTACACCAAAAACTTTTCAGGAAGCATGAGGGTGCAGGGCACAATGAGTTCAACTCCGGGCTCGGATGATTGGTTTGATATTACCATGGATGGTGAAGCCAATAGCACCAACACATTCACAAATTCCACGACTGTTACCAACTACAACTTCACGGGTGTGTTTCATAACATCAGATTTACCTGGGGCAACGATTCCGGTAACACCGGAGTCATTGACAAAATACTCTATAGACAGTAAAATATAGTTTATGAACCTGATCCAGAATACAATTCTGACTAGCCTACCTGCGAACAAGAAGAAGACACCCAGCGGGTGGATCAGTTTCAACGCGCCCTGCTGTGTGTACAACGGAGAGTCGGCTGATAAGAAGAAGCGTGGCGGCATAATGACCAGCGCTGACGGGACCATAAGTTATCATTGTTTCAATTGTGGGTTCAAAGCCAGTTACGTGATAGGACGAAAGTTAACACACAGGATGCGGCAGTTCATGGGCTACATAGGCATACCCGATGACACAATAAAGAAACTGGCCATAGAGGCTATGCGTGAAGAAGAGAATGATATCAAGTATGAAAAGAAAAAATTTGTAACTTTTAAAAAAAAGTCACTACCCAAGAACACACACAAATTAGATGTGTGGTTGGAAAAATACGTTGCTAATGATCTAACAGAACCACAATGGAAAAAGATAGATGGCTTACTAAAATATCTCGAGGGCCGGGGCATCGGTGCCGACTGGTATGACTTCATGTACTCCCCAGACAAGGTTTGGGACGTACATCAAAGACTACTAATACCATTCTACTGGAAAGGTGACGTAGTGGGATTCACTGGTAGAATGTTTGAGGAATCACAAGGTGTCAAGTATTACACTGACGTGTGGCCGGGCTATGTGTTCAACATGGACGCACAAGATTGGACGAGGAAGTTTGTTTTGGTCACTGAAGGACCGTTTGATGCCATCGCTGTTTCTGGTGTCAGCATCTTGGGATCAGAGATTAATGAAACACAGAGAGAATTGATAAACGGACTGGGCAGGCAAGTGATAGTGGTACCCGACAGGGACGCTCCAGGACAGAAGTTGATAGACCAGGCCACCGAGTTTGGTTGGAGCGTGGCGTTCCCGGAATGGGATAAAACGGTTGGCGATGTGGCGGATGCTGTGCTAAAATATGGTAGATTGTTTACTATGCAATCAATACTGAAGACCACTGAGTCAAGTAAACTGAAGATAGATTTAAAGAGAAAGATGTATGGCTGAATACACATTTGATGTACAGAAACTTTATATAGAGATGCTACTGGCGGATGCGGAATCTTTCGCCAGGGCACAGAACATATTCAAGCCGGAATCGTTTGATCGTAAACTACAACCTATAGCCAAGTTCGTCAAGGACTACATGGACGAGTACAAGGTCATGCCAGATGTGGAACAGGTCAACGCCAAGCACGACATCAAACTTAAGTCGGCAAAGGATCTAGATCCATCACACTTCAATTGGTTGTTGGACGAGTTTGAAACATTCTCGAGACACAAAGCACTGGAACACGCGATACTTCAGTCAGCAGACCTGTTGGAGAAGGGCGACTACGCTCCGGTGGAGGACATGGTCAAGGAAGCGGTCAACGTGGGACTGACCAGAGACCTTGGCACGGACTACTTCGAGGACCCAAAAGGCAGACTGACGGCCCTCAAAGACAACAACGGACAGATCAGTACTGGCTGGCAGAACCTAGACAAGAAACTGTTTGGCGGTTTCAACCGTGGAGAACTGAACATCTTTGCTGGTGGATCAGGCGCAGGAAAGAGTTTGTTCCTACAGAATCTTGCGGTGAACTGGGCACAGGCTGGTCTGAACGTTTGCTACATATCATTCGAGTTAAGTGAGCAACTGACCGCGATGAGGCTTGATGCCATGATGACCAACATACCAACCAAACGGGTTTTCCCAGAGATAGACAATGTGGAGATGAAGGTCAAGATGCTGGCCAAGAAGTCAGGACTGCTACAGATCAAGTACCTGCCAAGTGGTAGCAACGTGCTGGACGTTAGGACATATCTCAAAGAATTAGAACTTAAAACTAAAAAGAAAGTTGATTGTATACTGATCGACTACTTGGATCTCATGATGCCAAAGAGTAAAAAGATTTCACCAGCGGATCTGTTCATCAAAGACAAATACGTTTCAGAGGAACTGAGGAATTTGGTCGTTGAGAAACAGTGCGTGTTGGCAACAGCATCACAGTTGAACAGAGCCAGTGTCGAAGAGATAGAGTTTGATCACAGTCACATATCGGGAGGACTGTCCAAGATACAGACGGCAGACAACGTGATAGGTATATTCACGTCCAGGGCGATGAAGGAACGTGGCAGATATCAGATACAGTTCATGAAGACCAGATCTAGTTCTGGTGTTGGACAGAAGGTCGATTTGGAGTTTGATGTTGATAGTTTACGTATCAGAGACCTAGCAGATGATCCAGAATACAAACAGTTTGATAAACAGAGGAGCACCATATACGACAACCTCAAGAAGACGTCCAAGGTCACAGGCGACGGCACCGCCAAGGATGCCAGAGATGACGTGCCTGACCCAACCAAGGGCGACACCATAGGCAAAGTGAAGGCCACTGTGGAAGGTGGTAAACTGAGACAACTGCTCAACGAGTTACACTCAGATGAAGAACAGTAACGACACTCTAACAATTCTGACTATGTAGAATGCTTTGATTCTAAAGGCTTCGGGTTAGAAAAGTTCGTCAATAATTAGTATAACGTACCATGAGCAATCTTACAGTGATACTACCCGCGGCCGGTAAGGGCACAAGATTAAACTTACCTTATCCCAAAGAAATCCTACGACTAAACAACGACGATGCACTGATAGATAATTCATTTAAATTTTTCAGAGACTATGGACGCAAGGATGTTGAATTCGTTGTAATCATAAACGAAGACAAACCGGAACTGCTATCATACTTGTCAAAATACAAAGACAGATACAACATCAGTTTCACTTATCAAAACCCAAATGAACAAGAATACACAGGTGCCATTAAAAGCGCCAGTCACTTGTTTGGGGAACATAATATTGTTCTGTTACCAGACACAATAATGCGGTTGCCTGCAGGTGCCGACTTGTATGAACTAGTAAACAGTTCTTTGACCGAAACCGGTTTCACGTTTCTTTATAAAAAAGAATCAGACGAAAATGTTTTAAAAACAAAAGGCGCCCTTAGTGTCAACAATAAAAAAATTATTGAAGCCTACGAAGACAAACCAGAAACCAACTTGAAAAGATATAACGCTTTTTGGTGTTCATTCGCTTTCAGGAAAAGAGTGTTCAATCAGTGTATCAGTTTCATGGAGAAATCAACTCTAAGGCAAAAATTTTCAATAGACGCAATCAAATCAACACCAATATATAATTCAAAAGGCATAGAAGTAGATGATTACATAGACCTAGGCACCTGGAAGGAAATCAGGAGGATGTTATTAAATGAAGAAAATAATAACAGACTGTGACGGCGTATTGCTGGACTGGGCATTTGCTTTTGATGTTTGGATGGGCGAACAGGGATATCTGAGGCTTCCCGACACAGATCAATATTTTGAGCAGACCAAGAGATATGGCATCAGCAACGACGAAGCACTTAACTGTGTAAAAAGATTTAATGAGAGTGGTTCGGTGGGATACATTCCGGCATACAAAGACAGTGTACAGTATGTCACCAAGTTTGCCGAAGAGGGGTACAGGTTTGAAGTGATCAGTAGTCTGCACATAGACAATTTCGCACAACAACTCAGAAAAAGAAATCTCATACATCTTTTTGGTGATGTGTTTGATTACATCAATTGTAGTTTGGATTTCACAAAGGGCAAAAAACCTGTTTTAGAACAAAGATACAAAGACAGTGGTCTGATATGGTTAGAAGATTCCACCAAGCATGCCAACGCAGGAGACGAGGTTGGGATGGATACTTACATATTCGATCATCCTTATAACAGAGATTACAAAGGCAAACGAGTAATGAATTGGAAGGAGTTATATGACACCACACATTGAGGCCAAGAAAGGCGACTACGCTAACACGGTTCTTTTACCCGGGGATCCTCTTCGAGCTAAATGGATAGCTGAAACATTTTTCAATAACCCTGTACAGGTGAACGCAGTCAGAAATTGCCTAGGATATACCGGAACTTACAAAGGCAAGAGGATATCGGTACAAGCAGGGGGGATGGGGATGGCCAGTAACTCTATCTATATAACCGAGTTGTATAATTTCTACGATGTTGAAACAATAATAAGAGTTGGTAGTTGCGGCGGCATCGCTAAACAGGTACAAGTAGGTGACATTGTTGCGGCAACGACAGCCAGCACGGACAGTAACATGGGGCGAGAACTTATACCGGGATTCCAATTTTCACCTAGTGTTGATTACACTCTGCTGTCCAAATTTGTAGAACGGTGTCCACAAGCACACGTTGGTGGCATAACCTCAAATGATTATTTCTATCAACCCAAGAAGGATTGGTGGAAGTCACATCAAGCGTACGGTGTGTTGGCCGTAGAAATGGAAACATACATGTTATACACCCTTGCCGCACAATTCGGCAGGAGAGCGCTGTCAGTAAATACAGTCGCTGATCATTTTGAGAACACGCACAACAACATGACTCCAAAACAAAGAGAAACAGGATTTTCTAAAATGATCAAGGCAGTGCTAGAAATATGATTTGTATTTGTATA